TCAGTTAATTGATAGAATCAGAATGTTGGACAATGACATGATTCGGCTACAACAAAAAGTAAGTGTTGTGTTACAAATAGAGGAACATAATAAAAATGTACCTAAAGATAAAACTTGAAATAATTAAAATACTTTTACTTGATCTAGAGTTTGGTTTTAATCCAAAGAAGAAAGAAGAAGTAGAAGTGGAAGTTAAGCCAGAGGAACCTAAGACTAATTAAGTGGAATATAATCTAGTTCTTTTGCCATAGTGCCACCGTTCTTCTTTGCCCAATCAAAGAACTTTAGAACTTCATTACGATCTTTAGAGTTTTTAGGCACTAGAATATAAGTTGGTGCTGTAATTGGCCATTGCTTAGACTCAAATGATTTTGTATTGGCGGCTTTGCCATTAATACGAATAATATTCATTTTGTTCTGCTTGGCATAAGCATACTCAACATAACCAATAGAGCCTTTAATTTGACGAACGTTTCCTGCAATACCTTCGTTACCCTTGGCGCCAATTCCAGATTCCCAATCAATCATAGATTCTGCACCATACTTTTCTTTCCATGCAGAAGAAACTTTGGACAGATAACTTGTCCAGATGTATGTTGTGCCAGAACCATCTGATCTATGAACTGATGTAATAGCAATGTTTGGAAGAGGCTTAGAAGAAGCAGAAGCAAGGCGTGGATCATTCCACTTGACAATATCACCTGAGAATATTGCTACTAACTGTGCGTCAGTTAAATTTACTTCTTGATCATTAGGAAGATTTACAACAGGAACAACAGCACCAACGACGGTAGGAAACTGTGTTAGATTGCTTTCTGATAAATCTTTATCATTCAAAGGAATATCAGTAGCACCGAAAGAAACTGTACCGGCCTTTACTTGTGCTATACCACCACCTGAACCGATTGATTGATAATTGATCTGCTTACCTGTCTCTTTAGAATAAGCATAAATCCATTTAGAATACAACGGATAAGGAAAACTAGCGCCTGCTCCAGTTACTTGAGCGTTTGCTTGTGTGCAGAATAATAGGGCGCAAAGTACGGTAGATAGCAGTTTCATTCAATTCTCCTTGTTGAGGATACATTGATAACTATAAAACTTTTATTAAAATTGAGTTACAGTTATATGAATTTTTTATGAAATTTATATACTTTACTTTGATGTTGCCCGATATACACCATCCCAATTCTTGCCTGGATCATTCTTGGCAAAGAACTCACAACGCTTTTTCATCATAATATAATAATCTTTCATCTGACAACCAAAAGCATTGGTCTGGCGTTCTAGTGTCATTAAGCAACTATCAAATCTTTTTGCTCTATAATCAGCAAGGAAATGCTCATGATTTGCCTTGTCTTTCTTATACATGCTTAGTTTATCATTGTATCCTAAGCAGGTATAGATTTGGACACCCTCTTTCTTGCCTTTTACAGCAATCGTATCAAGTTCTAGAATAAAGAACTCATCATCAATACCTTGAACAGTATTGTGACCTAGAACAATCTTAACTCCATAGTCTTTAGATTGTCCTTCTAGTCTTGATGCTAGATTTACTGAGTCGCCTAGGCAGGTGTAATCAAATCTTTGATCGCTGCCCATATTACCAACAACAACGCTGCCAGTATTAATGCCAAGACCCATGCCGAAAGGAGGTACTCCTTCTGAACCAACTTCGTAATTGAAATCATCCAAATCTTCTAACATGGCTAACCCTGTGCGTAGAGCATTTCTTCTATGATCATTATCATCTAATGGAGCATTCCAGAAAGCCATCTGAGCATCACCGATGTACTTGTCTAGTGTTCCATTATTAGCAAGAATCTTACCTGTCATAGCAGTCATGTATCTGTTCATGATCTGAGTTAGACCTTGTACATTCTTACCATAATGTTCGCTGATGGCAGTAAAGCCACGAACGTCAGTAAACATAATAGATAGTTCTCTTGTCTCACCACCGAGTTTTAGCAACTCTGGATTCTTTTGTAGTTTTTCTACAAGAGCAGGAGACAAGTATGTACCAAATTGCTTCTTGATCTGGAGTTTCTGCATCAACTCAGAAATAAACTTGACTGTATAGATATGAATATATATAATGAGAATTGCGATTGCATTGAAACTTACATCAAACAAAATTCTGTTATGTTCAAACAAATATTTTGGAAGATATAGATAAGACAAAATCACAAGTAGAATATAAATAGGCGAGAATTTAAATCTAGAAAGAAAGATTATTAGTAATGTTAGAATCAGTAGAGAAGCATAGTCAGCGACTAATGTCCATTGTGGAATCGCTACGGAATCCCCCTGTAGAAGCGTATGAAGAAGATTGGCTTGGACAAAATGTGGAAACTGTGCGCCAGCAGGTGTTGCTACAGGGTTCGCTACTCCCGCTGCTGTTACCCCTAGCAGGACTATCTTGCCTGTTAGGTCTTTGGGTATATCGGAAACTGAGAACTCCGAGAAGCGATAGTTCCAGTTAACAAACACTCTTGAATATTCATCTGTCTTGATTGTTGGAAATGATGGAATGCGAACTGCTTCCACACCAGTCTCATTGATCTTTGCTTGATATGACTCTTGACCAGCAGCGGCTCTTAGAATCTCTAAAGAGAATGAAGGATAATATTCACCCTTTGACATAGCAAGCATTGGTACTCTGCGAACAACACCATCTGCTTCTGGTAATGTTGAAGTAATACCTGTGCCGATTGCTAAGTCTTGAATGCTGAAAACATTATCTAGAACGCACGGATAATCAGGAAGAAATGCTGTTGGCTTACCATCACCAATAACAGCAACACCAGTCCTCTTTGTTGTAGCATTATTACGATCACAAGCACCAACGGTCTGTGACAGAATCAATGGATAACTGACCATTGTATTCTGTAGATCAAGATCACCACCAAATCTATCTGCTTCTGGGAACATAATGGTTGTTCCAACAACAGCGGCATGACCAGCATAGAATTGCTTGATTATATCAGAGTATACATTTCTTGGAAATGGAAACTGGCCATACTTTGCAATAGCCTTTTCATCAATGTTTGCCAGAACAATTTCATTTGCCTGTATAGGCTTACCTAGCATGAGGTAATCGTAGAACTTTAATTTACCCATTTCCACAAGATATGGATTTGATATCTTAACAAAAACTAAAAGAGCGAATGTAATAATTGCCAACCAAGGCGACAATAGAACCTTTTTAATTCCCTTGTTTAACATTGATATTACTTCCTCCTTCATTCACTTGTAGTTTAAATTCTTTGTTTCCAAAATCCAAATTTATGTTTTTGCCTTTATCTTTTTCTACTTCAATAGATACGGTGGTTCCTACAGAGCGAACAAATTTTACTTTAGCATCTGTCAATATTGTATATATCTGAGTCTCAGAGTCATATCCAAAAGCGGTACCGCTTACTGTTACACCATCTTTAGTCTGACTGCCACCGCTCATATTTGAAGCAAGATAATCTTCTAGAAAATCGGCATCAAGCGCACCAATATCTAATGAATTTAATTGAAGATCATCTTTTTCTAAATCTTTATTTTTTAAATAATCTATATCCAATTCTGACAAATCTAGAATGTTTGCTCTTGAGTCTGCATTTTCCAGGTCATTTTTTATTTCATCCGGTGGTGATACAATAAGCATATTATCAATTTGATTTAATGTCAAGTTTAAAATTACTGGCTTTGATGGAGGACTCTCAAAGGTAGTTACCATAGTCGCTTCAAATGCTTTAGTCAAAGTAACAGTACCACCGTTGTTGCTGACTGTAATCTCGCCCACTGTGCCGTCTTCTTCTGGCAATAGAATAACAAGACTCTTACCAAAGTCATCTACGGTGGTTGTAAAGTCTGTACCACGAACGCCGATTGTTGCTGTGGGTGTATTCAATGCTATGTTCTGTTTGTTGATCTTGCCTAATTGACCTGTGGCAAATCGTACTGTGCCAGAAGCAAACTTTAGAGCCATCTTGGATGTTTTTGGATTGCCGTCATAAACGAAATCGTCAATCACCAATTTAGAATGTTCAGTAATCTTTACATTAGAGTTATCAACAAATGTAATCTCTACTCTACCGTTTCCAGTCTGTACATTGTCCATTTGTTGAATGGATAAGCGAGGCTGAGTAGAAAGTTTTTGTTGCTTTCTAACAACCTCGCTTGATCCTGTAAATGCCGAAATGTTCCCTATATTACTGGGCGCATCCGCCGCCGATGCCGCATTGATTGATAAGAATTGTACTGCTATTAGCATTAGCATTAATCGAAATACTGTCAACATTGGCTGTACTCGTTTGATTGATAGTTACAGAGTTGCTATTTCCAGTTACAGTCGCATCTACATTTTTGCCTGAATAACCATTTTGTAGCATTGTGATACTGTTACTGTCGCCTGTGGCTGTTACGGTATTTGTAACATCGTTGGCATTGATTGTTGATGTGTAAGTGTTTAGATCACCAGTGATAGAGATGGCTTGTGTAGCACCAGTAGAAGCATCATCACTACCTTGTGTAAGGCTTACAGTGTTTGTGCTACCCGTAACATCTAATGTGGTTGATGATCCAGCAACACTTGCTGATGCACCAATATTTAGAGTTACGGCGTTATCATCTCCAGTATTGTTGATTGTCAAGTCAACGTTATCTGCATTTTCAACAAGACCATCAATGCTGTTACCAGAACCGTTTTGATTAAATGTAACGTTCTGATTGCTTCCTTGAATACTTACAGGAGTATTCTCAGAACCAACTGTATTGTTCTGTCCTTGCTGTTGTAGAGTAATGTTGCTTGAATCGCCTACCTGATCAATATAAATTGAGTTTGTTGTTGATTGAGCCAATACTAAAGATGGTGTCATCAAAGCCATAATAAAAAGACATGCTTTGATTTTATTTTGCATTTTTATAACTCCATACCTTTCTTTCTATACCTTGTTTAATTAATTGTACAACGGCTTGCTGTATTGCCATCTTTATCGCTCTAGTATTCGCTTCGTTCTGTGTTATGCCTGCTTCTGCTTCAATTATAGATGTGCCTGCATCTAAAAACTTAAACATACTTAAATCATTACCATATGATAATATAGTTTTTGATACTTCCACATTCAATAAAACTTCTCCAGTATCTGTGGACGTACCTCTTAAAGCAACAACAACTTCATCCTTTCGATACTGAACATCACCACCTATTCCAAGATATCTCGCTCCTAATCCTCCCGTTACCAGATTAGAATCATATCCAACAATTCCTCCCTGTAGTATAAGACCGGCAAACATCATAGGTTTTAACTTGTTAGAGTCTTTGCCTTGATATTCATCTCTTGTAGACTTGACAATTTGCCTTTCTTTGGCAAGATCATCAATTCTATTTCTTTCTACTACAGTAAACCACTCTCCTTTACCAGCATCCTTTAATGCACTAATAAGAAGGGTGCTTGCGCCTTGTGTCACAGCACTTGAAAAACTTGCTAAATTATCTCTGTCTTTTCTCTGGCCAGTTAAGTCAGGAAAATCATATACAGCAACCACAGCCTTTCTTTCAGGTGGTTTCAATTCATATAACTCTGACATTTTTGTTTTGTATATTTCTGGATTATCAGCCAAAAAATTCATTGGTCGATTGGCACATCCAGAAAGAACAAAACACAATGCTAAAATCAATATCTTTTTCATTAGAAACTGAAACCGCCTATTGGTATTGTTATGGTCGTCACATTACCAATTGAGTCAGTTATGTTTAATATTATAGAGTCACCTGTGTTTGTATATTCAATTGAGTTATCATCTAGAGCAAAAGAACCAGAATTTCCTTTGCTCGAAAATAAATTTTGTGTCAATTGTTGTGATATCTGAGAATATATTCTAGACTGTAGATTGTTAACGAATCTATTCAATATAGAGTTTTTTTCTTCAAGTGCTTTGGATTTTAGGGCAGCCTCAATCTTATCCTGTATCGCTTGCTTTCTGGAAAACTCTTGATTTTCCATAGTCAACCAATGGGAACTGGTGCCAATTCCGCTAAAAGATGGATTCTTAAATTGATAAACTAATTCCCCGGCATGAACATTTTTCGGCACAACACAAAAAAGCATACCTAATAAGAATAATAAAACTATGCGGGGAAGATATGCTGTTAACATAGATATCTCCCGTACACATGTTATAGTATTATTACTTATGTAAATTATTTAAGTAAATCTAGTGTGACTCAATTTGATGCTAATTTGACACCATTTGAACACAAATGAGAATAATGCAGACTAACCTTGATCTGCGCGGAGTTATTTTTGGCGCTCATCCCATGTCTTAGAAAAGACAGATTTGGTTTTGTTCTTGCGCCTATAGTATCTGTTCATGATGTTATCGTTATAATAATCGTCACATTCAAGAACATTTAGTTCCATCTGCTTCTTTATTTCGTAATAGTTAACATCTGCTCTAGATTCGTGTAGAGATAGTATTTCTCTCTTAAAGTTTTCTTTACCGTGTTCGTTAATATCATTTGTCAAGTTTTGGCTACTGCCAAAGTATTCTTGCCAATTAGATTGCTTTCTGAGTATGACTCTATTTTTTCTTCCCGCTTTCTTTTTCTTTAGCGTAGAATAAAAATACTTTCTGCCAATATACTTCTTACCAGTTATAGTGTTTGTTATTAGATATACGAATCCGAAGTAATCTTCGATCATTTCTGATGTAAAAACTTTATCGTCAAATGTCCAGTCTAAGGATTTTTTCTTTGACATGTCAATTAAAAGTTATCAGTAGGATCTTCGTCGTCGTAACCTTCGTCGTCTAAGAAATCATTTTCAACGCCGCTGCCACAGAACGGACAATATCCAATGTCCGTCTTATCTAAAGGACTTACTACTTTAAATTCAGCATCGCATACCGTGCATGTAAGCCAATCTTTTTCTAACATTTGTATCTCCCTAAGTTGTTACTATCGTAATTATAAACCAAAACATTACATCTCTGTAATAAGTCTAGTCCATCCTTACAACGATATTCATGCTTATATATGACGGAGGAAATACCGCATGAAAGAATCATCTTAGCACACTCAATACATGGAGCATGTGTTATGAATAATACAGCATCTTTTGCTGAATCTGTAGACTGTGCTAATTTGAGAATAGCATTTGCTTCGGCATGAATCACTTCAGGTTTAGTAACAAGGTCAAACTTTATCCACTGAGCGTCTTCTTCTTTACTGAGTTGCCTACTCCATTCACCATTCTCATTGTATATTTCAGTCTCACAATTGTTATCACATCCTGATGGTGTACCATTGTAGCCAATAGAAAGAATGCGATTATCTTTCACAATAACGCTGCCTACCTTAAGTTTTCTAGCATGTGATAATCCAGCAGTAATTTCTGCTACATGCATAAAATAATCAATGAACTTTCTTTTCATCATTAATGTAACCTTCAATTTCAACAATCGCTCTTTGTAGGGCCTGTAACTCTACGCCCATATCATGTATGCCATGTGCATCTTTATTTTCTAAGAATACTTGAGCCATTTCCCAACATATTCTTTCTCTTTCTTTAAGAGACTTAATTCTTTTAATCACAGAGAAAAATCCTTAAATGTATTTTCGTCTACGTCTTTATTCATGCCACCAACAACATATGATGAAATCTCAGTCTCTTGTGGAGCAACTTGAACTTCTGAACCAGCG